TTATTTATCCACAACTTCAAACTTGGTGGGTGGCAATTCCCGCGCGCCAAACTTATAACTAATGGCGTCGAGAATGCGCTCGGCGGCCAAACCGTCGCCATAGGGGTTGGTCGCATTGGCCATCTGCGCGTACGCTGCGGGGTCATCAAGCAGCTGCAGCATATTTGCCCGTACTGCCTCCGGATCCGTCCCCACGAGCCTTAACGTGCCCGCAGTGACCCCTTCTGGCCGCTCCGTTGTGTCGCGGAGCACCAGCACGGGTTTCCCCAGCGATGGCGCCTCTTCTTGCACGCCGCCAGAGTCCGTCATGATGAAGTAGCTCCGCGCAGCCAGGTTGTGAAAATCAACCACGTCGAGCGGATCAATCAGGTGAATCCGCGGGTCATCACCAAGAATAGTGTGCGCCGCTTCCTGCACCACTGGATTCAGGTGCACTGGATAGATGATTTCCACATCACTATGGCTATCAACCACATCCCGCATCGCCTTGAACACGCGCCGCATTGGTTCGCCCTGGTTCTCCCGCCGGTGCATCGTCACCAGAATCATTCGCTGGTGTGGGTCAATCAAATCGAGCACATCGTGGTGGTATTCTTTGGTGACGGTCTGCTTCAAGGCATCAATCGCGGTGTTCCCGGTGATGAATATATTTTTAGCCGCATGGTTTTCCTGCAGCAGGTTCGCTTCACTTTGCGTGGTTGGCGCAAAGTACAGGTCTGCTAGCACGTCAGTCAGCTGCCGGTTCATTTCCTCTGGATAAGGACTGTACTTATTCCACGTCCGCAGCCCGGCCTCCACGTGGCCAATTTTGGCCTGGTGGTAGAAGGCACTAATGCTGGCAGCGAACGTGGTCGTGGTATCCCCGTGCACCAATACGATGTCCGGCTTTTCCGTGTCCATAATGTCGCTCAGCCCAGTTAACACGTTACTGGTAATCTGATCCAGCGTTTGCCGCTGCTTCATGATGTTCAAATCGTAGTCAGGCGTAATGTGGAAAATTTCGAGCACCTGATCCAGCATTTGCCGGTGTTGCGCCGTCACGACGGTCACCGCCTCGAACTCGGAACATCGCTTCTTCAAGGCCTGAACCACCGGCGCCATCTTAATCGCTTCAGGACGCGTACCAAAAACGGTCATCACTTTGATTTTACGCATCACGCACCTCCTAAACATTACCGTAATTATACACTAGGCAGTACGAATCGCACAAAGCGCATGGCATTAGGATGATAACCAAATTTTCCCGTGATACAAAAAGAGGAACGTTGATAAATCAACGTTCCTCCTCACTTCTACCGGTGATCGGGGTTTACGGATTTATATAACCCCCGCCATGACAGACTTCCTATTTAAAAGCGGTCGGTTTTGGTCGGTATAATACTAGGCATTCCATTCTAAATTGGATAAGCCGTTCGTTAGTAAATTCGTGTTACACTATGTATGAAGCCTCCCGTTGCCCCGCTTGCTGGGCCGAGTTGCCTCATGTTTCTCGCTTACTTACGTGACTGGTGTAATGCCAAAACTGCGCATACAGCTGACACCACTCCCGCAACGGTCGCGATGTCTCCGCCACTTATTGTTAGCGAAAAACTGAAAGTTAATACGATCATACTGGGGTAACCCCCTTCGTCGGTACAGTATGGTGTCTGGTCTAACACCACCGAAAGCTACCGGCTTTTACATTCTAACAGATATTCATCGAATGTTTGCACAAGTTCTTACTTACGTGTTAGAATACCCTTGAAAGTTAGTATGACTATTGGGTAGCCCCATGCCGGTTTTGGTCGACCGGCGTCGTAGTCATTTATTGTCTCCTTCCTGCCTGCCGTGGGAAGGTTTTTTTGTGCAAAAAATAGCCCCGTCAACCGTGTAGGCTGACGGGGCTATTCGTTGTTACTTGAAGGTACCCCACTTAGGGGAAACACGCTTCCCGTTTTTCTCAGTACCGGTTGCGAGATAGCCATAGCTGCTACCGCGCTTCTGGCGAATCCAAACGTACCCATTGTAGAATGCGTAGGCGTTGTACTTCACAGAAGAGCCTGCAGGTAACGTTGCAATTAATTTGCCTGAAGCAGATGCCGACTCGCGCAAATTGATTGCTCGATCAGACTTAAAAGTACCGTTCTCGCTTGTCCACTTAATGCCTGCAGACTTGGATGCACCGCTCGCAGCAGAACTTGTTGTCCCACTGTACTTAGGCCGCGCATATCCCCGAATCTGACCAGCACCAACCGAGAGCGTCCGGCGAGCAACCTTGTTGCCCTTGTTGCCTTCAATCGTGGTGATGGTGCGACCACTGACCTTTTCGACGAAGCCAATGTGATCGGCAAAGCCATCGTTCGGCTGGGTGTGGTCATCCCAGTTGTAGACGATGATGTCACCCGCCTTGGGCGTCATGTTACCATCCTCGTGCCAAATACCAAGTGCCTTGAACAGTTTCGTGTGCCGTTCAACGCCGCACTCAGTCTTCGTTAGGGCTGCTGCACCGGCAGTAATCATCACAAAGCTGACAAAGGTGTCGCACCAGTTGTCACTGGCACGCACCTTGTAATTCTGGGCGAGCGGCTTGTGGTTGTTGTACACGGAAAGAATGTGTGCGTGGTTCCCTGAACCATTACCAACCGTGCCCAGATACTGCCGGGCAATTGCTAAAACCTGTGCTGCTGAAGCCATTATTCAGCATCCCCTTTCTTCGTGATGTCATACAGGCCGGACGCAGACAGACCAGACAGCAGTCCGGCCATCAGGTAAGGTCCAATCTGGTCGACATGACCAAACGTGAGCGCCCACAGCCCCGCCAGAATAATTCCGACTAAGATGGCCACCAGGATACAAATCTTGTCACTGATACCGGCGGCCTGTTTGATACCCTGAACCACCGCTGTGGTGATTGGGGCAATGACAACCGCGATGATAATCAGCTGCATTAATTCATTTTGCATTTAGCTTGTTCTTCCTTTCTTTGCGCTGTTTAGCGCTTGGCTGCTTACGGTAGTGATACGTCAGATAGGCCACAGCAATTGGCGCCACAGCTTTGACCAGGTTGGTGAGGTCACCAAGAAGCTGGTGCCAACTAGTCCAGTTCATCCGTATCACTCCTCACCGCGAGGACTACAATCAGCGCCAGAAGCGCAGCGTCCTGTACCCACGGCATAAATCCGCCCGTGTGCGTTACGTGAAGCAGTTGATACACCGTCAATGTGCCGACAAAAAAAGCAGCAAACTCAAGGTTTACTGCGTCCCACTCAACGTGATGTGTCGGCCCAATCGTCCACATCAACATCATCACGCCAACCAGAATGAACGCGACATCAAAGCCGTGGTCGTTGGCAATATCCCGCACGTACGGTGGCCAAATGAATGGCTGCGGTGCGCAGATCATGTTAATGCCGACACCAATCAAGGCTAAGGCGATGATGACGTGGTAGGGATTGTCTTTAACCCCCGCCAATGCCACCCGCGCACTCTGCTTGAATTTTGCTAACAATGTTTCCTCACCTCTTTTCACTGCAAACTAAAAGACGACCTAATTGGCCGTCTCGGATGATGTTTCGTTTGACTTTGCTGCTAGTTCTCGAACTGCAGTCTCGACGTCTGCCTTGATGCTGGTTGGAACGTCCTGTGGCTTACTGATGTCCAGCGTTCCGGCTGCTACACGATTTGCGAAAAGCCCTGCTAATGCTGACATGCTCATTATGCTGCACCTCCTTCAGTGCTTTCTGGTTCGGTCGGCTTCGTTTCGGTGGTGTCAGCAGTATCAGATGGCAAAGTTGCTTGCGCCAGTTCAATGACCGCATCAGTAGTTTGCTGCAGTTCAATACGGAGTTCAGCTGCTGTAGTTTTTGCATCGGCGGCATCCTGCTTTGCCTGAATTAAATCCTCAGTCGCCCTTTTGTCAGCAAGGACTTGTGCATCTTGCGACTTATCCATCCACTGCTGAGTGATTGGGTCAAAGAATGGTAGCTTATCAGTACCCTGCAATTCTTCAGGAATTGGTTTATCAGTGTATGGGTGCTGGGGCTTGTACCCATCATTCTCGGTAATCAAGGATACGAATGTAAGTCCTAACTGCTTAAATTCTTCTTCAGAATAGTAACGAAAAATGGTTTTACTCATTTACAGTTCCTCCTTCTAGTGCGGCAACGCGTTTAACCAACGCATCATAATCTATTTTTGTAATAATTGGTGAGCCACTAACAGTTGGTGCTACCGAAAAATCATTTTGGCCGCTAAACACATTGTCTTTACTCTGCTTAGCATATCCAGATGTATCAATATCTCCTGTCGTCGCATCTGGATACTGCCCACCAACGCTTGTAACCACAGGTAACTGATAGTCATGCGGAATTCGGCCATGTTCAACCATTACGCGACGAACGTATATATCAATATCCCCTAAACCCGAGTTGCCATAAACACAGATGGCACTACCCACATTTACACATGTGCTAATTTGGAAAATTCTTGACCACTCATCTGCTGCAAAATGGTTTTCTCCACCATTTTCGCCTGACATTCTTCCGATTGATCCAACGCCTTTAAAATCGAGACTGACGACATAGTCCTGCCCCAAAAAAATATTTTTAGGGGCACCAAAATAAAATCCGGCTATACTGCCGTTGCTTGTGCCATCGTTTTTCTGAACTATGTGAAGGACACTTTCTCCGTCTAACGTTTCTTTAGTGACCGTTGCACCGTTTGCGTGCCAATAAAAACTAAAGTCATTTGTGTTATGCAGTAAGTTGATACCACCAGCAGTTACAGTGACGCCACCCTCATCGTTGGGTTTAAGACCATTAATCGTCTTTACCGGCATCATTTCCGAAATCAATGTCACCGTATCTTCCCGCGTCATCGTCGCCGCTGGATTAATCTCCAAGCTAACGTTATCGCTATTGGATACAGATGTGATTAGCTTAATAATCAGCCCCGTACTGGTGACTGAATTAAAAGCTGGAATAAAAGCATTCTGCTCCGCGGTCGTAACCGAGTATAGAATTTCACCAGCTGTTGGATCCTGTGCATACAACCCGATGGAGTTCAGATAGTAACCCTGAGTTAACTCCGAGTTCTCAATGGCAACCTCAACTGTCACCGTGCTCGAGTTGGTCACAGTAACATTGGAAACCAATACAGACTGCTTAATCGCAGAAATATCAGTCAATGCTTCAAGCTGCTCATCCTCATAGACAGTATCCGAAGTCACGACCTTTGTGAACTTCGCAGTGCCCTGATTATTTAATAGCTTGGCCATCAGGGCGTGGCCTTTTGCTGTGATAATCGACGTTTTGAATTGCGTCACAATTATCCCTCCTATTCGCTTGCTACTTCGATTACTTCCAAGCCGGTAATAACACCCGCAGTCAGCTGATTACCATGCAACACGGTATCATCGTGCCAGTCGTGCGTCAGTGTCTGTGTGTCAACACCAAGCACACCTGTAGCATTAAGCGCCACTGCTTGCAGTGACTCATTACCCCGCCAGTCGTTGGTCAGCCCAAAAGTGTCAATTGACGCGACGGCTGCAACGTCGCGGGCTTCAGCCGAACTCTGCTGTGTACTGCGCCAGTCATTCGTCAGCATGAACGTATCAACGAAGACCGCCCCGGCACAAAAAAGTGCCACACCCGAAGCTGCAGCACTAATCGTATTCTTCGCGTTAATGGCCATGTTCACCGGCACCACAGTCGTCAGGATGTGGTCCAGCTCATCGGTTTGGTTTGGTTGGTCCAGACTCACATCCACGTCTAGCTGATATTTATCAGCCTCCAGTTTGACCGAGGCGGGACCGCCCAACGTACTAAGCACCGCACGTAGATATGTCATCGTGTACGGTTTACGGTTAAGCAGCCGGGCAAAGATAACTTTGCGTCGTGATTCCACTGTGGATCCAGCAGACTTTGTGATGCCGAGCATATCCTCAAACACCGCCAAACCATCGCTGTCAGCAGTTGCTACATACATATTGAGTTCTGCTTGTTCAACGTGAACATTCAAGTTGTCGAGCTGTGGCTGCTCCGCGGTGGCCAGCGTGTGCATATCCACCACGTCGTCGTAATAGTCTGACAATAGGCTATTCAGCCGCACGAGTTCACCCATTGACGGTCACCGTCCCCACAATTGGCAACTCAGAGGTGGTACTGGATTCAACCAGTTGCACGTCCTCATCCTGGCCGTCTAGCACTAAGTCGGTGGCGTTCGTGATGCCCTGAATTTTCAGCACCGCAAACATAATCTGGGCTCGGAACACGCTCACACTGTAGCCGATTGGTTTGGCACTGCGCTTGGCCCACGCCTTGCGTACCGTGTCGAAATACGCCTCAACGGCCGCAGCAACCTGAGTCTGCAGCGCGGCATCGTCAATTGAACCATCGGTCTGAATCGTCATACCCACATTAATCGCACGTGCGGTTGGTGCTACGACAGTTACCACATGTCCAATCGGAGCTAGACCGTAGCCACCTCCTTGATCTGGCGCTGGAGCAATCGCCTCCTGCACATCAGCAATCAATTCAGTTGCTGCGGGTTGAAAATCATTGTTAACGATGACTAGCTTTACGGTGCCCCCACCTTGCCAAGTTGGATAAACCTGCACCGCGCCAACGGTCTTAAGTGAGGCACACATCTGCTCATAATCGGCAACGTTCCCACCGTATGAGGAAGTGTCGTACTGCGCCATAATCCGTGCGCGGTACTCGTCGTCAACTTCATCGTCGCGGGCCGGTGCGGTGACTTCAGTGATGGCGGCCATAGCCAGTGCATCATTCGGCGTCACTGGCAAAATTTGACCAACATAATGATTTGCCCCGGTCCCAGTGGACTCGCAGGTCAGTTCTGCTGAACCGGCCGCGGTCACGTCGGAAACGGTGTAGAAAAACGGCTCCGCACCAATTGAAGCGAATCGGTCACCCACCTCAACAGCCACCGGCGCACCTTGCGCATCCGTGAACGTCGCTGCAGCAATCGCATTGGTTGCCAGATAACGTTCAACACCACGCTCCTGACCGCGGTAATCCAGAAACTCATTGGTTGCCGTCTGGACATACCCATTCATAATCAGGTCATGCAGCTTCATGACGATTTCGGCATAGCTATACGCAACCGGTGCTAAGGCGTCAAAGATGATTGACCCCTGTCGCGTATCGAAGCCTGCCGGCACATGCTTGAGTGCTTCACCAATGAAATACTGATAATCGTACTGCTCCAAGCTGGCAGCCAAATCTGCTGGACTCATAGGCTCACCTCCGTTTCTACATTCAACTCACCACTAACCGTCGTGACAGTCAGCCACACGGCAAGACTGTTATCATCAATCTGCTCCATGCGATCAATCGTCACCTCATCCACACGGTCATCGGCCTTCAGAGCATCGCTTAGCATCCGCTTGACCTCGTTGCGCGCATACGGCATAGACTTACCAATTAGCTCCAGTAGGTCATTACCGTACTGATCATCGTAAATCGGCCAAACAAACCGTTCGGTGCGCAGAATCTTTTCGACGGCCTGACGCATTGCATCCTGGTCATCAATCAGACCACCCACTCGACCGTTAACAATTCGGTAAGTGAGTGACGGTAGTGTCTGCTCCTCAATTTCCATGAGTTCAGTCATCAGGCGCCACCTCCTAGCTTTTCAAAGATGTACCAAGACTGGCCACCATCAGCGCGGATCATGGCCACACCATCACCAGCCTGTAGTGACTCATCAATTGTGACGGTCTCGGTGCGCTTGACATCACCCTCAGTGGTCCGGTCGGAATACGTGAGCTTGGCCTGATATTTAGACGCATGGCGCCCGACCATCAGCACACTAACCGGCAGAACCATGTTGTTACTCAGCTGCACCTGCAGTGGTCCGGTAGCGATAACCTTTCCGAAAACAATGTCGGCGTAGTCATTGGGTCCACCACCACGCGCTTGCATCTGTTTTAGCATCCAGTCACCCGTGCTCGGCATCACCAACTCACCTCCATGTCTGTGGTCCAGTTATCCGGATCAAAGTTTTGCGTGCATTTACCAATCGTCACCACTCGCGATTTAATCCCAATGTCGGCCAAACTCTGCACCTTGAGCACAAACGTGCCGCCGGTCTCAAAGTCGAGGCTGCCAACGGTGGTGACCTTCATCGTTTCGGCTTCAATGTTGGTCTGCTTCAGCCGGGACTTTGCTTTGGACTGCATCTGCGCCTTGTTCATCTTGTCATTCGTGACCTTCTCAACAATCTGCAGTTTGCCCCACTTGGAAACCGTGTTACCGGTCGCCGTTGCGGTGGCGCCAATCTTCGACGAGTCGTCCTTGCTGTTCTTCTCAATCTTGACCGAATTGGCCGCGTCATCAATGCTACGGTCGTACTCCCAAGACGTGGCCATACTGCTATCACCAATCACCGGTACCTGCTTCGACGTCGGCAATGGGAATGCACACAGCTCAACCGTCCCAAAGTTATCGCGGATGAAGCTGGCCTGACCATACTCAGCCTTGGTTGTATCGACGTCTTCCTGCAGCATCTGAAAGTAGCTCACGCCGTCGCTGACCTTGGTCGGCAACTTGTAGCCACTGTCATATACCACCTTGTGCGCAATTCCGGCTGCAGCACACGCCGTATTGAATCGTTGCGCAACCGTGGAAACCGGCCAGACGATGCTGTCCTGATTCTTCAGGTAGCGCGTTTTGTCGTATGCCGTACAGCTGAACACCTCATCACTGGTGTAGTTGCATTTGAAGATGTACCCAAAGAACACATTCACGCCGTCCCACTGGAACTTAACTTCATCCCCGTTGTGCGGTGTGAAGCCCTCTTGAACTTCAATCAGATCGAATGTGAGCGTACCTGCAGCGAAATCTGGATCCGTGGTGTAAGTTGGCGCCGACTTCAAAATGGTGCGGCAGTCCCAGTAATTGGCACTGCCACGCGTATGAATCTGCATCTGCGTTACTGCCATCTAATCACTTCGCTTTCACTGAGCCGGCGGTTACCCACCCGCGCCACCCACCAGATAGGGTCGTGACGTGGTAAGGACACTTGCGCCCCGGGGCTGTGAAGTTAATCTTGCGCGTGGCATTGTGCTCGGTCTGGCCTGGGCCCGCCCCGTAGCTGTCTCGATGCAGCCGACCATTCACAATCACCGTTGATCCAACGCCTATCTTCTTGGCGGGCTTGGGACGTGGCGCTTTTTTCTTGGCCACCACGGGCTTAATCACTGTCTTCAGTGCCTTAACCTCGTGGTACTCAGCAAACTCCAGCGTGTAGTCCACATCAACCGTGCTGCTCTTACCCGGTCCGTATTCGAAGGCCGTAATGACTGCGGTCATGTTCAGATTGGTCCCAGAAACAACTAAACGCACCGGTTTCTGTTTCTTCCACGCGGTCTGAAAAAAGCTGATGTAATCATCAGAGCTCCCCAGCAATTCTTCCGCTGTACACCACGGCGAGTTAGCCGGATCCAACGGAAAATTGTTGCTGATTGTGGCCGTGCGCAATTTGGTCATGCCCAGCCGGCGAATTTCGCCAAGTCCGAGAATGGTCACCGTATCACCGCCGAGTTCCGAGCGTGTCGTAAACTCGGCGGGTGCTACCGGCAGTTCCACCGTTTTATTGGCGGAGTTTGTAATGTAGACACCCACATGTTCCATAACGTTCACCTCTCTTAAAGTTGTGCTTCCTGGCGTTGCTTAAGATAAGTCTCAAGCTTAGCCACAATTGTTTCAGCATCGTCCGGATTACCACCGTTCACCACAATGGCACCCTTATCGACATGTATCGAATTATCCGTGTGCGTGGCCGTAGACGTCCGCGTGTAGCTGTTACCACCAGATACACCAGAGGCAACCTGCGAAGGCGTGTCGCCGTCACCTGGGCCACCAGTGAGCCCGTAGAAGTCACCACCCGTACCAGAGGTATCGATGTCGCCAACGGTACCAGTTGCCACAGTCTGTGGCGCCATGTTCTGCCCACGCCCAACGATGTCCACGTTGCTCATGGCAGGTAAAGCAGTGAGCGCGTTAGTAATCGAACCAACCGCATCAGCAGCACGCTGGAACCCCGCGGCAAGAATGTCGCCAGGGTTGTGGCCCTTCACGCTCGGAGCGTTCACCTGCAGGCTGGTATCTGTAGCCGCCTGCATTGCCGCCACATCGCCTGCAACCATAGCTGCTGGGTTAGTGCTCGTCACAGTCGGTCCAGTCATGGTCATCCCACTACCGGCATCGACCACTCCGTTCATCGCGGAGGCCATCGCGTCTGTTGAAGACCCGGCACGCTCGTTCACACCAATGGTGTAGCCTTCGAGGGTCCAGCGCCCGAACTTCTTGAACAGCTTTGATGGTGAACCGATGTGCAGCAGTGACTTAGCCTTACCAACGATGCCACTGACGACCCCGCCCACAGCTTTCACTGCGGACTTGGCCATGCCAGTGACACCTTTGATGAGCCCGCTGATAAGATCTTTACCAACGCTGACCAGCGAGGAACCAAACGTTTTGGCCGCTGAAACAGCATTGCTAATCCCAGTACGAACCGCCGAGATAACCCGACTCATCGCACTGGTGATAGCAGTCACCAGCATGGAACCCGCACCCACGAATGCAGTAGCGAGCGCCATTACGGCGACACCCAGTCCAGCTAATGCTACCGAGGCCACAGCGACTGCGGCCGCAACTGCTAGAACTCCAGCAGACACAACCATCAGCCCGGCGCCGAGCACGACCGCACCAGCGGCTGCTACCAGAGCACCCGCACCCAGAACCATGAGTCCCGCACCCAGCGCAGCGACTGCTGCAGCCGCCATCAGCGACGTTGGCGCAAGCGTCAGAAGTGAAAGACTCATCATTCCAAATCCAGCGGTAACGGTTAGAACCGTCGCCGCAATCAGTGGCAACGTAATCGCCAGAAGCGTCATGCCTGTCCCGACAAGTAGCGTCGCCGCACCGAGCAACATCATACCGACAGCCAGAGCAGTAACGCCGACTGTAGCAACCAGTACAGCTGCGCCGAAGACCAGTAACCCAGCCCCCAGTACAATTGCCCCGGCCCCTGCGACCAGCGCACCCGCACCAAAAAGCACAAGTGCTGGCGCCAATGCCACGAAGGCCACAGCAGCCTGCAAACCGTATTGCGCCACGGTTGGCAGAGCGGTGGCCAGAAGAGCCATCCCCGCAGCCGCAATCAGAACTGACGTAGCCACGAGCGCGAGACCGACACCAAAGAGTATCAGTCCCACTGAACCGGCAGTCAGCGCCGGCCCCAGAATCACGGTGACCGCAATCATTGCGGCAATCGCCGCGGCCAGAGCTACGAGGGCACCAACCGCTGGCCAACCACCTGCAGCTAACTGCGTGGCGGCTTGAACCAGAATCCACATGCCAGCAGCAGCCAATACAATGGCGCCACCAATCATGAGAGCCGCACCGGCAAACTTGAGCATACTGCCCGCACTCATCCCGGCGGCTTTACCAACCGCAGTTTCACCTGCAGCAGCAGGCGCCGAAGCCGGTCCAATGAGAGCAAACATCTTCACCAAATTCTGGACTGATGACGAAATCTTCGAAGCCGTCTGCAGACCTTTGAGTGCCACCACGACAATTGCCAGGGCAGCACCCGCAGCCTTAAGTTCTCCCGGACTCCAGGAGCCGACGAACCGAGCCACCCCAGTCGCCAACGCAATCAGCATCCCTGATTTGAGGTTTGCAAAGATGCTACTGATTACTGAGTAGCCCTTCAGTGCAGCGAATAGAGCGAGTGCCCCCTTTGCCGTGTCCTGAATGGTTTGTGGATCCAGCGCGCTAACCCAATTAGCGAACCCCGAAACGGCGTCCGCAGCTTTGGCGATACCGTCACCGGCGGCTTCACCTAGGTCTGCCATCGTCTGCAGTCCGGATTGACCAGGCTTAATCCCAGTCAGTGCGGTGACCACATTCATGATGGCGCGCTTCATATTGCCCATTGCCAAATTGACTTCGGGCATGGCCATCGTCTGCTTAAGTCCTTTACCGAACGCCGCAAACTTCGCAAGCAAGCCATCGAGGTCGAAATCAGCAATCTTATCACTCAAACCGGATAGGAAGTTAATCCCGACCTTGCTCGTGCTGTCAAACGCACTCTGCAGTTTGTTGGTGATTGTTTCCTTCAGACCATCCGCAGCTTGACCAATCGTCTTGAACTTCGTGGCCATAGCCGTGAAGTTGGCGTTGGTACCCGTCTTCGCAATTGCGTCAAAGAAGTCCTGAGTGGCGAGCTTGCCATCCTGAACATTCTTGATCATCTGCGTGGTGGACACGCCCATTGTTTTCGCGACCGCGGCCACACCAGCAGGAGTTTGTTCCAAGATTAGTTTGAAATCTTCCCACTGGACCTTTGGCTTCGCAGCCATCTGCGTTGCCTGCTGACTAAGTGTCGTCATGGCCTGAGTTGGTTCTGCGGAAGCCGCGGCCAACCCACCGAACCCCTTCACCAGTTGCGTGGTGTTCTTCGTACCAACAGCGGCAAGCTGGGAGTACGTCGACGCCATGTCTGATGCCGAGTAAATGGTCTGCTGTGCGAACTTCTGCAGTTCCTTCTTGGTCGAGTTGATTTGAGCCTGTGGCATACCGATGTTGCTCATGTTGCCCTGGAAGGTCTGCCAAGTAGCCGACGCTTCGGACAGGTCACCGTACAGTCCAGAAAGACTATCACGAATCATGCCGATGCCGGCGCTAATGCCATTACCGATGAGCTGAGCCCCCAGCATCGACCTGAACATCCCATTTGTCTTGGTGAGGTGTGAGTCAATGCTAGTGAGGCCATTCTCAACGGTGGTACCTAATGGGAAGCCACCAGATGTTTCAGCAGTCTTTATGAACCTGCCAAATTCATCACGTGCTTGACCAGAAGCCTGTGCTGATTTCCGCAAAGATTCATTCAGACTGTCCGTCCCCATCTTAGGAGACGTCCCCGCTGCCTTGTTGAAGTCATCCATCGAGTCAGTGGCTCGATTTGCTTCCTTATGGGTTTTTGTTAGTGACTCGGATATTGCGTTACCTACTGGCTGGTCTTTGAAACTGATTGATCGCGAAAAACCCTTCATGGATCCAGTCGCCTTTTCGGCGGCCGACGCAGACTTGTTCAGTTCCGCAGACACCGCACCGGCCGAACCGACTTTGATGCCATTTGCCGACGTCTTCAGCTTGTCGAAGTTGCCCTCAGCCTTACTGACAGACGCAGCCATCTTGTTCATCACCGGCGAAACCTTATCCGTCAGTGACATGGAGCTTTTTAAGGTTGCCACTTGTACCTCCTTTCTAGGTCACACAAAAAGCGCGCCGGCTAGTGGTGTTTGGCTTTCGCCTCACGCTCCGCTTGCTTCTGTGCGCGCTCCTCTTCCTTGACCCGAATATCGATACCAGCGATAACCATACCCTTCTCACGCCGAGTTAAGGCCAACCAATCATCAGGCTTCCATCCGAAGTTGTTCATCGTGTAGAAGTAGTAAAGAAACTCGGCCCCCTCGTCGGCCTTGATTAGTTTTTTACATCTTCAGCCACTTCATCAACGTCCTCTTCTTCGTCAAACCCGCTGACCTTCTGCACCTGGTTACCGAGTTCGGCATATTCACCAGCAAGTAGCATCGCGCGCAGAGTATCCAGTGGTTTACCTGGAGTGCCGTAGCTCTTCTGCAGGTCGGCGTTATTCAGGTCAGGCTGGACAACCGCGGCTAGAATCAGGCCGTCAACGTAGCCGTTCTGATTCAGCTGAGCGGTCGTGCCACCAAGCTTGTTCTTTTCCCGCTTCATGTTAGCCTTCCGGATAGTCTCCGCTTCCGCCTGAGATAGTGGCTTCACAATGAATGGCGCCTTGAAACGGTCAAAATTGACCTCTGCGTTCTCAATTGGCGTAACGTTCGGTGCCAGAAATGCTTCGATAGATGTAGTCATGATTATCGCTCCTCGTATTAGTTATTTAATGCCATCAAATGGGGTGACCAGTTCGCAACCTTCAAACGTGAAGTCCGTCTCGTCGGTGATAACGCCGTCGTCGGAACTTAGGCTGAGCAGATTGATGTCGTCCAGGTTCACGCCTGTAATGAGAATCGTCTGCTTACCAGTGCGACTGGTCTTATCTTCAATCGTGGCGTTGATGCTGAAGTACAGGTCAGCACCACCCTTGATGTAATCCATTGCCTTCTGTAGCAAGACGGAATCAATTGTGTACCGATTGAATGAACCAGTACCTTCGATGCTGGTGGTCTTGTGCCGGGTCCAGTGATCACCAATGGCGTTCACCGACTCCTTATTCTTCTCAATCTTCGCCGTCAATTCAGTCGCAGAGATGACAGTGTAATTCGTGTCATCAATCGTCATGAAAATCGTGGCATCCTTGGAATTAATGGTGTCGCGGCCTTCCAAAAACTTAGCCGCTGCTGATTCTGTCGCCATGAATTAATCCCCCTTCCTAGACCGTAACGGTCATGTACAGCTTTTCCATGGCGTCAATTGGCGTGATGGCCAACTGCACCTGAATCTGGTCAAGCTCATCACCCTGAGCAACCGTAATGGCATCCGAATCGAATGCCTGAATGGCACCAGCGTTAACCAAGCCATTGAGATATTCAATGCGATTGCCCTTGAACAGGTCACGGCCCACAGAGTCGTTGTTAACCTTGCCAATGAAGCTAGACTCGAACGTTTCCTTGGAGTTGTTGGCAATATCGTCAATCACCCGCAGTGTCCGGTTCTTGCTGAGCACCTGACTCTTGGTAGCGCCGTATGTGATCAGGGAGTTAATATCCTGTTCGATTACGACCGCACCAGACGTCCGCATCGCAAACACGAGCAGACCAGATGCCAGGGCATTGTCGATACCGCTAGAAGTGAGCCGACCATTGACGTCAGACGCACCAGGGTATTCTGCAAACGTCAGAGACTGGTTGACTGCGGCTGCAGCTTCAGCACCGGCAACATAACCGGCTGCCTGACTGGCACTGAGAACATCCCCGTCTTCAAGAACAACCCCGTTACCAACAACGATGACCCCTTCATAGTCCGTTTCCGCACCGGTACCGTCGGGAATGACTGCCTGAACCTTCTGGCCTTCTTCATCACGCAGACGCTTTGCAGTAGCCACCAGCAACTGGTGAATCTTCGCATCGACTGCGTAGCCGGCTGCAGTCATCGTATTGAATTCCTGCACTTCCATTTCCGCAATCATAGCGTCTGTATCGATATCGGCCCCGGTGTTAGATGTCCCACCGACGAGCGGCTTAGTAACACCCGCGGTAAGTCCATCAAGTAGCGCGGCCCCATCGTCAGCCTTTGCCGCTTCGGTGACCGTAAAGTTCACGTAGTCGTTAGAAGCCAGCTGACTGGCCTTGGTGATGGTCTGCGCGTCAACCTGCAGTGTCCCAAACAACGTCTTGACGACGGTCTGGGTCGTATCCGCGGGGTTTTTGGCCACACTGATACTGATGCTGTTCCCACGGTCACCAGCGTATGCCGCTTCGACCTTCCACGGGAGCGTGTCATCGGTGAACGTTGCCTTGGACCCATCGTTGATGTTGTAGAAGAGCACCGTCTGGGCCGCCTTCAGCGTTTCGCGCAATCCAACCAACGTGGACTGCAACTGCGCATCCGCAGTGACGGTTGCTCCGTCCTTGGTAGCAGTGGCGTCAACTGCTGGCAAGTCAGAGTAGATGTCTAACCCAAGAAGCTTGCGGAAGTTGGATCCAGCATTCAGTGGGATGACACCTGTCTTACCCCAGCCGAGCTGATTGCCACCAACAAAAAAGACGACCCCACGAGTCGTCTCTGCACTTGCCACGCTCTTCTGCGGAGCGATGACATTGATGTAAGCGCCAGGCTGGCGCTTACTCATGGAAGTGAATGTACCACCTGCCATTAGAACAAACCTCCTTTAAGCGCTTGGACTGCAGCCTTAGCTTCGTCCAGCGTGTACATTTTGTGTTTATCCAGCGCAACCATCAGCTGGTCCCGCTGCGCACCCGACAAGCTCGTGGCCGAAAGCAATTCGGTCTTAGTGAACTGTGGTGCCTTTTTCTCTGTCATGAATTAATCCTCCCGTCGTATTGCATGGTCTGCTGCTTCACCGTGTCGTCAGTTGGAAATGCCCGCATGAAGATGTTGAATTCCATGTGCAGTTCGGTGTCCTCTGGGTCGAACTCAATGTCCTTGAACTCCGCATAACCGGGTAATTCGGTGAAGTTAGCAGCAAGCTGTTCAATCATGGTGTCCATGTCGGCATGCGGCTTATCCGGATCCGGAAAATACACAATCTGAAACGGATAGGTGCGTTCCTGAATGCCCGAAAAGGCACGCCTCATGGTCATCGGCCGCCGGTGGATATAAAAAGACGGCTCCGTGAATCCGTCTGCTTGATTTTCGCGATAAACAGCAACGTCTGGGAATAATTGTCCTAAACGCTGCGCCATCATTCTAACCATATCTTCCATTAGCTCACCTCAATCGAAAATTGACTTAACTGCTGCATCGAACCCCTTCTGCAGGTGCTGATTCACCGGGTCTTCCACGTAGGCCATCCCGTCGCGCATCATGAACTGGCCATCAACCCACTTCGCCTTGAGCCGCTTACCGATTGCTGGAACATAACGTCCCGGCTTCTGGCGGTGACCCTTTTCGACGAAACTGGCATACTCCTGATTGTTCACGATGTCGACGATGAGATGGTGACCGGGCCGCTTGGGGCCAACCACACGCCACTTGCGTTTCAGCTCACCTGTATCCACTGGAGTTCGGGCCTTAATCTCCTGAATTGCCATGTCCCCGGCTTCTTTCATCACCGGTGCCATCTTGTTCATGAGTGCATCCGACTGACCTGCAGCGCGCAACTTGTCCGCGAACTCGGTGAAGTCACTGAAGTCCATCTTGAAATCCGAGGACATTCAATCACCTACGCTTTCGTATCCAGCACCATCGCCACTTCTTGGTGGCTAAGGTAACCGTAACCGCGGGTCGCTCGCTTGTAGTGAGTCACCACGCCGTTGATGTTGGTAGCGTCGATGGTACATCCTGCCGGAATCTCTATCCCGGTGTCGATGACGAGTATTGCATCATACTGATCAGGTAGAAACTCGCGCTGTTCTTTGCTACTTAGCCCGCCCTTAATCACACGCGCCGGGTAGTCCGTCACAATCGCCACCGGTTCCCCCTTATCCGCAAAGTCCGGGTCATCCCCAGGACCAAGCGTCTTGATGGTCACCGTTGCGTTATCGAGTTCGTGTTTAATCTTGGCCAGGCGTTTGCCAGCCCGCTGAATTGCACCCCTCATCGTTTGACCACCCGGAAAGTATTGAGCTTTGCCTGGTAGTTCGTGGTGATGGTATTTGCTCCTGAGAGCGCCTGATAAGCCGCCAATGGTGAAACGAAGGAAACGGACGTGTCGCCTTCTGAAAGGCTGGCAACGGCCGCGTTGTCGTCAGAAACGGCATTCAGCAGTCCCAGTTCAGCAATTGCATTCAGTGCGAGGGCCACAATCGTGGTGTCCAAGGCTTCAGGGAGTTCTTCAATCGGAACGTGTGTGTAATTCGCTACATCATCGACCACCTTTTGCATCGTGAACTCCGTTATTGCCTGGTACTCCTCATCCTTTTGACCGTCAGCCTTAACAGATAGCGTGCGCACCTTATCGAGTAACGCTTGCATTCTTGGATGTGCCATCTATGCTGCCTCCTTAAGCTGCGGCCGCCACGGTAACCTTGCAGTCACCAGTGAATGTGCCGCTCGTCGCCGTGATGGTGGCCGTACCTGCAGCAACTGCTGTGATGGTGCCATCGGCCGCCACTGTGGCGATGGTCTCGTCACTGGACTTGTATGTCGTTGCGGCAACCACTGCGGCCGCGTCTGCAGCATCAGCTGGATCAGCGGCAAGTGTTGGCTTCTTTGTGTCGCCAACCTTAAGTGACATCGTTGCCTGCAGCTTAATCCCGGTCGCCGGTTTTGGCTGTGCAGCATCAAACACTGCCTTAGCAGGAGTATAGGCCGCGGTGTAAGCGTCCTGGTATTCCTGTGGCTGGCTGGAGTTGTCTGCTGCAGTCTTGCCGGCGTCACCGTCAGCCTTCCCTGCAGCTGTACCCTTAGCCGCGTAATCAGGCAGCGTGGTGAATGCCGGAACATCCACCTTGTCACCGTACTTGTTACCATCAGTGAGGGCCGCCTGATAATCACCTGCAGCAACTGCAGTTTCTGGACTCAGCCCGGTGATTGCGGCCTTGCCGTCATCGCCTGACGTAACCAGCGGAGTGTCCTCACCCTTCTTGAAAATAGCTAGTTTTGCCATGTGCTATCCTTTCTGCCTACTTGGCATTCACGATAGCGCCGTCCGCAGTAGGCGTTACATTAACACCGGACAGCGCTAGGCTTCCCCCTGGGCTGTGCCAGTGCCGTCAGTGGTTGCGGGCTTGGCCTTATCAGAAACATGGAATGCAATCCCTGCAGACTTGGTTGGCAGCAGGAACACGTCATCGTAACTGATTTCGCGATACAGGTAGTTCCCGCCGTTAGCAGCGTTTGGCTGGTCAAAGCCTACAAAGCTGTACTTCTGCGGTGCAATCTGAACCCCGTTGTAGACCAGCATCATGTCAATCTGCTGCGCGTCATCAACGGTCTTGGAACCCACCGCAAAGTCGAACTTGGTCTGAATCAAATCAGAAGGCACGACAACAATCGTTACTTCGTCCAGCGTGTGAACCGCACGGGAAATGTTGTTTGGATTGCTGATCAGAAGAGTGCGGTTGAGCGCATCTGCCTGTTTCAGAATCGTGTTGGTGTGTGAGTTCACATAGAGCAAACGACCCACTGCAGGAACACGCTTTTCGTCCATTTGTTCCATCAATTCATCGAAGATTGTCAGAATGTTGGAAGCATCGAGGGATTCAGTGTAGATACCGCCGTCATTCTTGGCAGTCTTATCTGCGTAGAGCTTTGAGAACATGTAACGGTCCTGTTCAGGCATCTTCTCGTCGAGGTTGAACTGACGGGTCACGTTCGCAATTGAAACAACCTGATTGGTCTCATCAACGTCGATTGGATCAACAAGCGTACTCCATTCACGTTCGTGAGTGAGCTGCATTGGTGTCCAATCATCAGAGTAGTTCGCCTGAATTGCGGTTGAACTGCGACGTGTGTGGTCTGTACGACCAGCGTTGATTTTCAGTGTTGGCACCTTGATCGTCTTGGCTCCAAGAAAACTAATCCCCGCATTCGCTGGGGACAGCCAGAGAGCACTTGAATAAAGTGAAGTTGGGTAAAAACTTTCTTGAACTGCCGCCATGTAGGCTTCGGCATAATTAATAGTTGTACTTTCGGGCATCACTTAAACCTCCTATTTTTTTGCGTCTTGGGTTGGTAAACCTGTTTTGAAAACATCCGCCATGGCTTGCGTTAAATCAGGTGAACCCGTCTTACCGTCAGATGGCTTGTAATTGCCCTTCACACCCTCATCAAACAGATAGCCATCGCTTTCTTGCAGCGCCTTAATCTGTTCGCTCAAGTCAGGAGCCTTACCTTCGTCATCCAGTTTGAGCAGGTCTGGGTCAAGCAGAGCTTTTGCGGCCTTCACGTTGCGCACCTTGGCCGCAGACAGTTGGCTTTCAATCGCCTTGTCGAGTGTGCCCTGGGTGAGCTTACCGTTAGCTTCGTTGAGCTGCTTGGTCAGGTCATCAACCTGATTGGCTTTCTTGGTTAGCGCCTTGATCTGCTTATTCGCATCCTCAAGCTTTGTGCCTTGTTCCGAGTTGCCTGCTGTGACATCGGATAACTGCTGCTCCAGCTTACTGTTTGCATCACGCAGTTTCTGCGTCGCCTTACCATGGTTGGCCATCACTTGGTCAATCTGCTCATCTGATAATCCTAGGTTCTTCAATTCTTCACGATTCATGGTTAAATCCTTTCCGCCCTTACACGATTTTTTACGTGGTGTGACCACGACAGGGCATAAAAAATAGACCTTTTAACGCCGTGCCTAGGGCGAGATTTGGGTAAAAGAAAACACCCACCAAATGGCGAGTGCTAATTTGCTAATGTTTTTGCATGTTCAATAATTCTGCGAAGCTTTTTTAACCAAGTGCCTCTGTCTGGTGGCGTATATGACTCGGTCAGTTCAGGAATTAGGTCGTTTAGAAAATCCTCCATTTTCGGACTGTCCTCAGCAAGTTGGTCGGTTTCATCGGCAAAATAATCTTGAATGTAAAAGACATACGTTTCTAGTTCACTATCAGTAAACGCGCCCTCAAGCACATTTATTGCTTCAGTCTCACATTCCATCAATTTTATTCCACCCCGGTTTGCTTTGTCGAATCATGGTCGCTACCCATACGCTACGCCACTACTTTCTCCAACTGCAAGACCTGTGCTTTTTTGCATCAGGTGATACAACAGCGCGTCTGAAGAAGGAGCGCCAATATCACTATCTTGCAACTTCATTTCACCGCTCTTACGATCAATAGTGCCACTTGCAACACGACTCGTGAACATGTTCTCGAGTTTAAACGTTTCGATTGTGTCATGCTTTGACATCAAAGTGATTTTAATCATCGTGCTCCTCCTTCCATCGCCTTACTGCTTCCTCGTAATTATATACCAGATTGGCCTTAATGTGTGCATCCCGGTATGCCATACCATCTTCATCCATGTATTTTGCTTCAAGCTGTTCATGCACTAACAGGAGTTTATCATATTCGCGTAATTAACCGTTGTGCATTCGTAAACGAATAAGTGATTCGGACATATCGTACGATGGGTCAAAATGAACCAGCCTGCCATTGTCCCATAGGTCATACTTCGAGTCTAGAATATGCTGAAGGCCTCGTTGAGCAGCCTCTACACTTATTCCAGAACGTTGTGCAGATACTTCAACGAGTGATTCTCGTTTAGCTTTCCGTAGCATTTCATATGTGTCATCCGCATATTTGGAACGTTTTTCCAAAAATGGATCATTATCATCGTTAAGTGCTCCAGAAACAGCTCCAGATTTTGAATTGTGATTAACTTGGTCTACAATTTGCTGATATTTCTTGTAAGCCGTCGGATAAATTTTCTTAATCAGCTCCAGAGACTCCGGATTATTGATGGTAGCAGAGGTCATTTCAGCGAATGCTTCCTTCTCCTGGTTACCAGGTGTCCAATAGTAGTTCTTTTTATGGCCAGTGCCAAACAATCCACCCTCAATACCAGATGATGCACCAGTCATATCGGACACGTCGCCCAAACTAGACTTTGAATATTTAGTGCGTAATTCGTCCCTGACTTCGTTTTGAGTCAGCATGCGGGCACTCGATGGCGTGAGCTTGCCGTTTTTACCAAACTTAACCTCCAACGTGTCGTAATAACTCTTGCGTCCGTATGTGACCAATTTATCTGAATCTTTGGTTACATCATTCCGGAAGCGATTAATGCGGGGATTCATGAAATTGTCATAATCACTATTGAGTGCGTTCTTGAAATCTTCGTTAACTGAAACGTTGCCGGCTTTATTATCGATAAGATGAGCCATCTCGTGGAAGTATGCATCCAACCGGTTTCTACCATTTGCACCCTCGATGTCTTTAGGCCGTAAGGTGACTTTGCCGGTTCTATTATTGTAGTGGGAACCTAATGTCGGATTATCGGCATCATCATCAATTACCATCTGATTAGCAAACTTGGACCATAAATGCTGCATGTTCTTTGGCGCATTTCTGAGTGTCGCATCAATGTCAGCAGCAGTCTTAGCTCCTAATTTTTCAGCCGTATTAGCGTTGACTAGGGACTTAGGCTTCGTGGGCGACTTTCGCAACCCGTTCTGCTTGGCCCATTCGTTGAAGCTAACCGCATCGACCATCTTGCGCTTACCAGTTTCAGGATTCTTGCTCCATCGCTTCCCGATTGGTGGCATGTCCTCATTCCACGCGGCGGTCGTGCACCGGCAGTACGGATGAATAGTCGGATAGTTGACTCCGGACTTTTTATCAGAGAGCTTAAATCGCTGCAAGTCGAGATCACCGCAAATGGGACACGTGTGACTCTCAAGGGTGGCCATGTAGGTGTACTCTTCAACACCAGTATCGGCGTAGCTCTTAAACGTGGCCTCTTCGGTTACGTGTGCGAGCTCTGACTGCACTAGACGATGAATGTTAACCTCGCTGAAGGTATTGTTAGCAGCGGCAATTCGCTTGCTAATCTTCTTGGAGTTTTCACCCAGCACTGTCCCGCGCATGACGGCGTCCGTCAGCATCTTAGGCAGCTGGTTCTGGAAATTGTCCCAGATACGCTTGCTGAACATCTGGCCATCGCCCCAAGGGTTAGATACCGCCATCTTGACGGCCGTTTCATCATAGTTGGCGAAATTCCCTTGCATCCCCGTAATGCCCTCGTTCAAATACGTGGCATGTTCGTAGGTATCAAGGTAGGTCTGCTGCAACTGTTCGGACATCGAATCAGTCAGCTCCGGAACAACCGGCGCAACCTGGTTCATGATTTGGCTCTGCAGCTGCTGCAGTCGCGCGACCTGTTGCTGAATGTACTGCAGGTCCAACTCGTCCTCGTAGCCGTCGAGTTTGGCCTTCCGGATGAAATCATCCAGTGTGGTTTCCCAGTCTTTGCCCCGGGCACGCTTGAGCTCCTGCGCCGCGGTGGCGAAGTCGATACCTGCAGTACGAGCATATCGCTTGTACCAGGCAACAATCATCTGGCTGATTTGCGTGTTGATGGTGTCCATCTGCTGAAGCATCTTGCGTTCGTACTGAACCGCGGTTCGCTCGCTTGATGCCTTCAGCTGCAGGTAACGCTTTTGCCAGTATTCCCGGCTATTCATCGCCTACACCTTCATCGTTGCTGAGGCTCTGCGCAGCGCCTGGGTTAGCAAACGGATCCGGATGCTTAGCCTGAGATTCCATGGCGTCGTCCTTGTCCTTCTGCAGCTGTTCAAGTTCGCCTTGCCAGTCATCCCCGACCAGCGGGTTATTCTTGGCGATGGTTTCCTGACTGCTGTATTCGGCGAGCTTGGCCACCACATCGGCCTGCTCGGTATTGTTGCTAATCAGACTGCGAGTCCATGTCTGGTCAATGTTACGCGTATCTGCGCCGCTAATGTTCTGCTGACGCATGATAATCCGTACTAGGCGCGCAATTCCTTGCCGGAACCAAACCTCGGTCGTTGACGCCTTCAATTCAAGCTGACCATAAAGAAGCTTGATGGCCACCCCAGACATGCTTGTGCCAGTGCTCAGCTGTTTGGGATTGACGCCCTCACCATAAACGAAAATATTGTCGAACGTGAGGTCCAGCAATTTTTGGCGTGCTTCAGTGGGAATATCAATCGTAAGCGTGCTGAGGCCAGATTTATCGTCCGGTCCAACAGCATCGAGCTTAACTGCTTTATCCTGCTGCAGCTGATCCATAAAGTCGTGTAGCTCTTGGCCACCGTAATTGGTGAGCACCAAGATTACCTGCTGCACGTCTTCGAGGTCATTGGCGAAACCACTGTAAACTTCATCGTAAACATCAATGTAGCCCTTGTACTTGAACAAGTCTGGCTTTTCACGCTTCCCATTCCGGAATGGGATAAACGGCACTTCGCCAATTCCATGCTCCAACGTTGCGGTTGGCGTACCGGTATCCTCGCCGGTGGCCACGTCAAACAATGCGTACTTTTTCAGTTCATGTAGATCTTCGTAATTGGTGCGGTCAGTACGGTATGCAGTGACAGTCTTCTCATCCCAGTATTCAATGCAGGTGAACTGTTTTCCGGTGCTCTTGTCAATCTGAGCATACCGGCGACAAACACCGAGCAAGCTGCGGTCAGTATCGCCAGCGTATAGCGGGATGATTTGTTCCGGTGGAATGACGGCGTAACGCATTCGCTTTTCATCTTCGTCAAACCAAACGTGCAACCAGCCGACACCGGCATTCGATGCATCTACGCATAGCTCCTGCAATGTTGCGGCAAAGTCGTCGCCAAGCACCTGGCGCACCTTTTCATTGGCAGCATCATCCCCAACGTCGATTGTTGGCGGAGTGCCAGTCAAATAATCGGCTTTCTGATCAACGAGAATCTGGTGGAAGTTGCTACTAATACGCGTGTCTGCTTTACGCAGCGGGCCCTTGCTCTTGTCAGCGCCGTCAGTGTTCACCTTGGAAACACCACCGTTGCGAATCGTGATGTCGTTCTCGTTGTTGTAATACTTCTCACTTAGCTCAGCCTGCGCAACAAAATGCACCCGTTGTGGCTCACGGTTCTTCAGTAACTGCTTAAGATTTTCAAGTTCCAACTATCTTGCACCTCGTCTCATATCGTTCTGCAGGCTATACCTGATTGAATCTATCGTGTGGTCATTACCGTCGGGGTACCCCGATTTGAATCCACCAGTAGCATCGCGTGCTAACTCATAGCCACCAAACTCTCTGGCCGCGTTGGGGCAGCGAATCGGATCAATAATTATCTGGCGCAAATCCTGCAGCCACTTCATCCCGTGTTCGCGACTCCCCGGTCCTTTGCGCGCCCCAAAAAGATTAAGGCCCGCATCGTGAAACTCGTACACCGTCCGTGGCTCAGCGGAGTCGGCAAAGATGACGTCGTTGTTCGGATTCAATGCCTTGATTGCACTAATTGCATTGGCGTTGCTCATCCCCACTTTGTACAGCTCACCGTAAATGTATAGTCGGCGATATGTAGGGTCATAGTTGGCCATCACGTACGCCAACGGGTCATGCGCAAAACCAAAGTCCAGGCCGCGGCGCGTGTGGTCAAACTGGGCCACCTCGTCGTCACTGAGCTCTCTTAACGTCAGGTTGGTAAATACCTCTGCACCTGTCCCAGTGACCTCACCGAGGTATTCATGGGCGTATGCCGTGGGGTTATCCTTCTTCAATTGCTCCGCATCAGCAATAAAGCCAAGGCCCAGCCACTTTTTTGGCACAGTCAAATAATCTGACCGATGAACCAAGGCGTCTGGTCGAAACTCGGCGGCCTTGACCGATTGGTTTGCCCAGCTGTTTTGACTCGCTGGCGGATTGCAGGATCTGAATTCGACAATGCCATCACCACCACGGCCGAGTGACTGGCTTACATTTCGTAGCTCAGCCTCACCGTTAAATTCATCAAATTCTTCGTAGTGGATGAACTTGCACCAGCCCACACGAAACTTCTGTGATTTGATTTTTTTCGGCTTATCGACTCCTTTAAATCGTATCTGCTGACCAGTTGGCCTGTACGTCAGCTGCAACGGACTCACAGAAACACGCCACAAGTCCGAAGCACCAAGTGCGTCGATTGCCCAAAGATACTGGTCAAACACAGACTCTCGCAATGTGCTGGCCACTTTACGCAAAACCACCGCGTTTGCATCTTGGTCTCTCATCATTCCCAGAACAACAATCACAGAGACGAAACTAGACTTCGTGGAACCACGCCCGCCAACCAAGTAATACTTGCTGAAGCGGTGTTCAAGCACATCCCAGAATACCGGGTAGAATGCTGGCGCAATAATTTCACTAGCTTTCACCTGCATCGTTCTGGCCTCCTTCAGTAGACTTGCTTGCCGGTATATCAATGCTTAGCCCGTATGACGTTTCTCCCTCCGGCGTGTTCACGATGTCTGCCCGTGACTGAGCAACATCCGCATCTGCTTTTGCCTTGCGTTGCTGTGCCGCCATCAAACCATCCCCGACTGCAGGCAGTGCCTTGAGCAATACTTCCTGGGCTCGCTGTTTGTCATAGAGTTCAAGCCTGATGTGACCTTTTTCGATGGCCACCGTCTTGATTAATGACGTATCGACCTCAGCTTGTGGTTTGAGATTCACCCGGTGCATGTAATAATGCTGTGGTTTTCGTGTCTCCGGATCCATTACCACCTTGCCTTTGCTATCAAATACGGTGTGCTCTTCAGTGGCGAAATCGAGAAAGTCCCCGATGTTCGCATTGGCCTGCTTCGCCACCTCGGTTAGTACGTCCATCGCGGTGATGTCCAGTTGCCGAGCATGCTCCTTTTTGAGCTCATTCAAAAGCTCAACAACCTTAGGATTTCTTAGGAGACGAGAACCCTCAACTGCAGCAACATTTTGGCTGCCACCGTATGCTTGCAAATATGCCCAGGTGGCGTTGAAACGTTGTAGATATAGGGTTGCGAAGACTTTACGTTTTTCCGGAATATCAGCTTCAGCTACTTTTTGAGCGGCGTGATTTGAAAAGGAGCGCTCCCTTTCAAAAGGAGCGCTCCTTTTCGCGTTACCATCCCAATTATCCTCGGCCTTCCACTTTCGAATCGTCGATGGTTTCTTACCCAGCTGGTCAGCAATATCTTTCAACGCCAGCTGTTTGTTCGACGCCAACCACAATTCATGCGCCTGTTCACGTGCTGGATCTCGCTTGCGTGGCATTACATATCACCCACCTCCCGTTAATAATTATCCGAATGCCAAAAGCCATAAAAATACCGGCATCCTTTTCCACGAATGCCGGAACTGTTGCAAAGACGATGATAGCCTTGTCTATGACCTAGTGGCCAAGGCGTGGACGCGGAATCGAACCGCGAAACTGAACCCACGAATCAGTTAAAACCATTTCCACGCTCCATTCTGAAAGGAGTCGCAGCTGACCATGCTGCGATGGCGTCCGCAGATTTGACTCTGCAGCTTCAGCAGATGCACTACTAAGCGCTGACGTCACCGGCCGTATTCCAACGACCGTATTTACTTCGCAGGTGTTTTCCGCCACCCACTAAAGAGAAATATTTATGAAGTGCTGGTTACCCAGCAAAGCCAGGACAGTGGTCTGAGCACTGCCTTGGCACGAGATACTTGGAGGCTGCGCCACTTCATCATTTTGGCACGCTACAAGAATATCTGAAGTAAACTCCCATTATCCTCCCAAATAACTCCCAAATTAGTCCCAAATAACTCCCATTAATTTTTCGAATCACGTTGAAGACCAAGATAATAAGATACCGCCAACAGAGCCTGGGCCTTAATCCTGAAATAATGCGATGATGAAATGTCTAGCACGTCCATTGCCGTGAGGTCCGGGTGTTGCGTTTCACTGCCATCAACATATCTGGCCAGCAACAGGCGTTGGTGCAGTTCGCGTGGCAAGTGATCAATACTGGCCTCAACCCATGAGCAGAAGCCTCGAGCACGTTCACGGTCTTCCAGCAGCTGTTGAGCATATGGGCTACGCGGTGCCGTCGAGTTCGCGGTGCCATCTCCCCAAGAGCTGGTGAGCTTTGGCATGGCTGGCATCCGGACAATAGCACGCTTTTCCCGGTACTGCTCCAGTACCTCCTCTGCTGCAGCGCGACTCTTTTTCTCGTCAATCGGTAAAAGCTCCATCGCCCGTCACTCTCCTGTGGTAAAATGTTTGCTGTGGGCATCCATTTTTGGATGAGGGCGCGTGCCTTTTGGGCGATGCGCTTTTTTTATGCAATCAGTGGTTTCTACACTTGATGGCGTCAATCTCCATGCTGATTGAATGAACTGACCATAAGCCTGTGAGAGCGCCTGCACTGACAATCAAGACTAACTGTATTGGGTAGTGATGATAAAGACTGAATAATAACGCTCCAATGGCATAACCTGTTGCTACACATCCAAGTAACAGGAAAAACCAAAGGTAGCATGGAACCCGGCGCGAAGACCCAAACTCACGCTTTAATTCGACTCCCATCAATCTCTGAACCAGTAGTACCAGAAGCGACACCAACCAAGATTTTTTACCGTGCATCCCCGCTGTGGCTTGTTCATACTCCCATAAGGCACGTCGTAAAGCTGAACTCGCATCAAGGTACCTACTGCGTCGCGGATTCTTCATGATCCATTTACGCTCGTTTTCTGCCTGTGGTTTCGTCATTCTGTTCACACTACCTCCGTTTAATTCATTAACCATGCTGTGCTGCGTACCGTTCAGCATTAACGACCAGCTGTAATACATATTCGCTACCCATGTAACCACCCGATAACGACCAATCACCAAGTCGTGATTTGAGGTCCAACAGCATTTCTGCAGGTAACTTTGAACTTACGGCACGAAGCCTGGACGCATACTCACTTACCCGCTCATTTCGCTCCCGTTGTGCTTTAGCCGCCTCTCCGTAGATCAGGTAAGCTGCTACCCTCATCTGGTGCAGGGTGTCCATAAACAGCATTGAGCTCCATTCACGAAACCTGATAGAAACTGGTAACCAGTCTAATCCCGCCATTTCAAAATCGTCCTTCATTTCTTGCTCGTTGTTCTGTGCAAAAATACACCTAAGCATTCCGATAAATGACATCGACGCGTCACTATCTGTTACAGCCTTCATAATCCAGTCGCACCGTTCCCGAACAAAATCAGGCAGATCACCATCTTTAGGCAGCACTGTTGCTGGTTCATCATTTTTTCGGTAAATTGTCGCGTAGTTTTGAATTATTTCATCATCTGGTCCGAATTCCTTGTACATCAATTTTTCTCCCTTCGTTTGACCCTGTGTGCTTTTGTTACCATCTTGGCTAAATTGAGTGCAGCGAGATTAATCTCCGGATCAGCTGAACTCAACCCCCGACGGTTGTATTGCAGCATCTCTGCCTTCGTCATCAGCATCAAGTTATCAAGTGACACATTCAGCTTGTTACCGTCAATGAAGGTGATTGCCATCCCCGCCGGGCGCGGCCCGTGTGCAGACTCCCACTTCAATACATGAGTCTGCCGCCACCGCTTCCACATGGGGCCAGTATCCTTGACCTTAGTCCACAGGTAGCCATCACTTTTTACTTTGGTGGTCCCGATTGGTAATTTATTTACCGGTTCATGACCGCTCTTAAATTCAGTTGCTGGATTACGGTGTTCGCCAGGCTTGATTTGCATCTTGGCATTGAGCACCTGCCGTTTCTTGATTCGCCCATCAAATCCCGTCAGCAGGTGATGATTACGAACGTATGAGTGCACCTGACTAACAGTAAAAGTGATTCCGAACTCCGTGTGCACGAATTCGGATATTTCAAAATAGTGGTGGCCAGGAACGTATGCATCCAGCACAGTCCGTTGCTGTCGTGTGAATCGGCTACTTCCCATCACTGGCATCCCCAAGGAGAATTCGCGGTCGGTCTTTGGTCGCTGCACTAAGGTTGTCACCGAAAGCAATTTTAGCTTTCAGAATGAGCGCAGCGTTTTCAATTATGGTGCCACCAAGACTAGAAATTGCATTAGACCGCTTTATTTCAGTATCGATTCGATCATCGCTAAGGTCCTCATCATCTAACCGTTCCATCTCAGCAAATAGATGATTGTTCAAATCATCCATAGTATTCTTTATTCCCATAAAATCATCTCCAAGTATTTTTGATTCCATCTAAAATCTGATTATTCAGTTCCTTTTCTGCCTCTTCGGGTGTGACATTAGGCGCGATATGTGTGTATGAGTGTGGTCCACTTGTCCAGGTGAACGAAATATGCTGATGCAGTCCACACTGAACATGGTGAAGATCAACATCCCGCAGCGGTTCAACACGATATTCGCAATCCTCAATCTTCGGTGCCTTGTATTCTGTGCGTAACTCAAACGCGAAATAACCAATAACGCGTTCGTGATATAGAACACAATACCAATCAGTGCCACCCATCCCCGTGGTGTGCGCTGGCAGTTTCTTCCCCCACCATTCAATTACCACATCAAAGTTGATGGTTAGACCCATGAACACCAATGGAACCAGTGGAACTTCAATGAATTTACGTGCCATCACACCACCTCTGGAAATTGAGAATCATAGAACGGGGAACCCTGGCGTCGAATTATAACGCTGTCCCGATTGATAGTGTGTCCATTGACTGATAGTGATCCAATTACAAGCCACCCGTTTCGGTTCCAATGAGGTTGTTCAACTGTATGCACTGGTAGTGTGAGATTGAAGCGTTCAACCTGGCCGAACTTGTCGGTATATTCAACATGCCAATTCTGACGATTAGGCTTCACTGTCATCGGCATCCCCCATAAAGAAATTGAGTAGTGCATCCTCTTCAATCAGCTCACAGCGAAAAAGATTGCACACGCCTTTCACGGCTTCAGGTTCGTACTTCATGCGATCAAAACTAAACGAGATTAGAATCGCAATCATAATTTTTTGTAGCTTCGACTGTGACTCCCACTGCGCGGTCAACAATCGAGTAGCCACCTCGGGCTGCAATACAGCTAACACCGCAATATCATTGCCACCCGTGCCCATTGCTTTCAGAATCAGTTTTTCACTCTTTGTGAGTTTAATCATGCTGCATCCTTTCTGCGCCACAATCTAAGTAGCGCGCTCCATTCACCAGTGACTGGATTCTTCTCGTATTCGATTGGCGCGGTAATCTTCCAACCTGAATACTGTTTCTCAAAGAAGATGAACCCAGCCGCAGGATCAAAAGCATTTTCTCTTAACCGTTTCCGGCTGTATTTGTGGTCATTATTGCGTGACACTGGTCGTTTCAAATTACGTGAGCTCGACCAGCGTTTCTTGCCCTTTGGATTCTTGATCATGTACATGGCCAGACCCTCGACACCATTACGAAGCTTGTCGAAATCCGGATCAATACGCTTGGTGCTCACGAGGCCCAGCTTGTGCATCCCCGTCTTGCCGTTCACCAGCATCCGCTCTCGCCACAAGCCTTCGAGAGTATCCCGGTCCATACCGTTCATCAGCAGGTGGTGGTGAATACGAGTGGTCAGGTGGCCGTCTTCATCCTCGTTGTATTCAGTGACAAGGATGTACTTGAGTGGATCCAGACCGAGCTTCTTACGCTTATCCTTTACCCGCCGAAGAAATTTGGTTACATGCTTCTCGGCTTCATCAACCGTCTTGGGTAGGTACTCATCTGTGTAGGTCAGGGTAACAAACAGGTCATTCTCACCGAAGTTTCCATTCGCCAATTGAGTAAGGTATCGGCGTGCATTCTTATCGTTCAGGTTACCCTGGGCTGGTGCCGTTTCCCTGACTCGTTTGCTTCTGGTTCCCTTCTTTTGTGGAGCATCCTGCGCAGTGTCTCGAGCAAAGATATCTACCTCCATGTACCCGTCCACCACGGTCTTCTTCTCTCGCACGTACAGCATGTTCCGGCCTCCTCTGTTTTTCTCCGTCGTAATGTTAATAGCTATAACAAGCCCGACATTGACCTGACACCAGGTCTAAAAAAACAGTCGTTGACCGACTGCACCTACTTGATTAGAATGAAGTTGTCTAGGTTTCATTCTTGTCGTTGGCTTCGGTCAATGACTTTTTTTATGCTCATTTTTTGAGCACCAGTTCTGGGAACGAGGACTTGATGACTTCGATAACACCGTCCCGATCCTCATTCGTGCCCCAGAAACGAACCGCGATAGTGGCGGTCTCATCGTCAGCGAATGGCTCTGATTCGATGTCGACACTAGCCCCACTGGCAACCCGCTTAATAACTGGCTTCAGCTTGGCTGGTAACGACCATGCAAACTGCATGGAGTCCTCAAATTTCAATTCCTGGTGCTTGTTTACTGCATTGGTCATAATGCTTGCTCCCTTTCTTGTCGTCGCAGTCTACCCACGGCATCGTCGTAATCTGCTTGTGCTACTTTAAGCTCAACATTCACGTGCGTCAGGGCATCAGTAAGGCCCTGACGTTGGCCGATAATGTCTAGCCGTTCGTGAACGGTCTTGGCACGCTTTTGTTCCGCTTCGCTGCGGTCAATGTCTGTTAGGATTTCAGCGCGCACGTTTTGCAGGTGAAACACTTGCTGCCCACGTTGGTGCAATTCCTCGGTGAGGCTCCGCATTTGCTTGTTTGCTCGCATCCTCATCACCTCCTTCAGGCGCCAGATCAATAGCAATAAGAAATGCGTGCCAACCGCGCAGCTCGATATACGTCGCGGCACTCGCTGCACACGCGACAATCAGCAGCGCAGCGATAGTTCGCTGATGCCCGAACGTCCACTCAATTATTTGACCGAGCGGCTGCATGAATGAGTTCATCATGTTCTCACCTCCTTACTGAGCGGTTTGTATTCTTTCCCAGTTCTTCTCAATCCAGAAGCACATGGCACGGGCTTGGATTCGATATGGTCCGTTTGACTTGACTGTCGGCTCGTCTTTTGGAAAACGAACGGGGCCACCATTCCGGTGATCAAGTTCGTGCCAGTTAGCACGAAGAATCACCTGGCTTACAAACTTGCTATCACGTTTGACCGTCTTGGCCACGTCCTCGAGACTCCAGGTCACTCCGTATAAGTCGGGGCGAACGTAATCTGGAACCTCGGGAAACGTAATGCGGTCTTGCAGCTTTGTTCTTGGCATGTATGACACCTTCTTTCTATGAGATAATGAGTTCAACACTATACGGGAGACGATACTGATGAACTGGATTGGACTAATCGTGTTACTAGTGGGTATATTTCTTGGCCGAATACTAATTACAAAAGACAATTTGAATAAGGTTTGTAAAATCGACGAGCAGTATAACGACTGGGTTGTAGACACTACCAAAACCAGACCGAGCAACGCTGTATTTGCCGATCTTTACAAGGCATACTCAGGCAACACAACACTTGGTGTTCCCCATTATCGAGGTAATCGCGCGGTCATAATCACTGAACAGGTTGATGTCATTGCCAGCTTTCCTTCAACGGACAGGCAGATTATGTCTCAACAGCTGCCCTTGATTGGAACTATGAGAGACTTCTTCAAAGAACGATATGCCGAAAACTTCTCAGTAATCTTCTGGATTAAGCAGGTAATATACCTACCCCAGTCCGCATTCCGCTATTTGGGCATTAAAGAAAACTCCATTGCTAATAAGCTTGGAAATTTCATCTGGTGGATTATCATCACCATTGGTCTAATATACAAACCGCTACTCGCTAAGCTGATTTCTTCATTTTTATAATTTGGTAAACCAGTTTGAGAAACGTGCCGGCAAACGTTAACGTAAAGGCAACTATTAGCATCGTTCGTACATCTCCGTGGCTAATTAACGTGCCAAGCCCCAGCAAAGTTGCAAACCCCAAACCTGCAGACAACTCTTCCGCCAGTTCATTGGCGGAATTTTTTTTTGCCAATAAAATTCACCACCATTTACAGGACCCGTGAGCTCATATGTTACTGGTCTTCACAATCACAATCAGATTCACGATATTCATGATTAAGTTCAAAATCAGCACAATTGTCAGCAACACTAATCACTCAACTCCTTCAACTTGTCTCGATACAGATAATCGATGGCACAAACCAGGTCGAGCAACGCCTTGTGCCCTTCCTCGGTGAGTGATGCGTACAAATCAGTAGCAAGACTGATGCGCAACTGATGAATTTGCTCCACGGTAAGTCCGACCGTCAGTCCTTTACCATATTCGATAACAGTTCTATCAATGGGATCACTCGGGTCGAAATTGTGCAGCTCCTCCGTGAAAATCATCCCCATCACCTCCTTTCTATGTGGGATAATTGGCTCATCTTCTGATGAAAGGAGGTGACAAAATGTCTCTAAAAGTTGATACCGATGGCTTAGACGAACTCGCACGTAATGCTCATGAGTTATCCAAGCAAAAGGAGGTTTCAATTTACGAACTGATGAATAACCAGTTCGTTAGTCATCACTCCAAGTTCGGCAGCCTTGATGAGCTGTTGGCTGCGGCCGGAATCCACAACCAGCAACAATTCGAAGAGTATCCAGATGAAAAGCTCGATAAATTCATTGCCGAAAACACAGACCTGAGCAACTGGACGTCTATGCAGGAGGACGCCATGACTTCTTGGTTGTCTAAGAGCCTAGGTTTTTAGACTCATCATTCATGTACCGCGCTATTTGCTCTAAAGTTTTGATTAGCTGCTTAGATTGGCTAGATGCTAGTTTGAGCAGCTTTTCTAGTTCACGCACTCTTTGTAGAGCATCGATGGTAACGCTCGCCAACTCCATCACCTCCCTTTGTCGTCAGCAGTGAATAGATACTCTAGCGGCGAATAAGATCATTCAATATCTCACCGTGAGATATTAGTCTTCAAAGAAAAGGGAACCAACCTTTAGCCCCATCTTCTTCGCTAAAATGTACATCTCGTAATCGTTGAATGGATACGCCCCCCGTTCCTTAAGCTCATATTGTCGACGACTAACGCCAATCAAATCTGCCGCGTATTGTGTCGTCCATTTTCGTTGGCTACGCTCGCCAAGAAGCTTAGTCTTTGGCTTCAAAAATTGAACTCGAAGCTCCTCCTTGGTTGTTCCTAATGGCATTTGACCACCTCATTTCGAAATCAGTATCTCACATTGAGATATTTTGTCAACGGATATTTTCGCATTTTGAGATATTTATGTTGTCTTTCTCCAAAACTGTGATATTCTTATCTCATAAAATAAAGGTAGGTTCAAACATGGCTACTAACATTCTAGGTCCTACAATTCGCGCTTTGCGTAAAGAAAAAGGACTAACGCAAAAAGATTTAAGTAATCTGACCGGAATCGCCCAGAACACAATTTCAAATCACGAAAATCAAAACAGATCACTAGATGAAAACGACATTCGTATATATGCTAATGCGCTAAGCGTTCAAGTACAGGACTTATACAACATGGCTGAGGCCATGGCCACCAAGAATCAGCAGATGCGTGAAATAAATGAACGTCAAACGTCCATTGATCACATCTATTCAATTTTGCCACAACTCAATTCAGATCACGTTAAGTCAGTTGAGGAATTTGCTACAAAGCAACTAACCGACCAGCATGAAACATCAAAACTGGTTAAGCCTTTCAGCACATTAAACGAACCCACTGCCGAGTACACCTACGACGAACCCGAACTACTCGCCGCCCACATCGATGACGACGCCACACCTGAAGAACGAGAAGCCATTATGGAATGGGCCAGAAACAGAAAAAGATTACGTAACAAAAAGGATTGATTGCATGGACGTACAAGAACGATACCTTGCCGATAATGACAGTTATGAGTATATTTTCACCAGCGATTTGCCGTCCAAGCTTGGTGGTATGTGTGAGGACAACGTGATTTACATTGACGCTAGACGTGACTACCGTGAACAAACGGCAATCATTGCTGAAGAGGTCGCCCACCAGCTGGTTAGTTCTGGCGACACACTAGACTACAGCGCTCCTGGCACCGCCCAATCAGAAACACAGGCGCGACGGCTTGCCGCCAAGTCGCTCGTCCCACTTGAAAGTCTAGTTAAAGCCTGGCGGGACGCAGCGGTGTGTGTGGCTGAGATAGCTGATTACTGTGAGGTTCCGGAACACTCAGTGCTTGAAGCAATCGAGGCTTACCGTGTTGAATATGGCGAGCATTTTATGTATGACGGTCTCACGTTTGACCTGAGCAACGGGTTACGAATTTTAGAGTGATGTAAAAGGAGGAGCATTATGGGATTTGGGGATATGTTCAAGGCTAAGGAGTTCAAAGCGGAGATAGACCGACTACAGGCCGACAACGCTGAGCTCAAACAGCAAAATAGCAAATTAAACGAATTGAATCAGCGCAAAATTGCTCTAGAGGCAATGCCTGCAGAACAATTAGATGCCGAGATTGTTCAACTCACACAAACGAGAGATAAACTCGCATCTGCTCTATCTTCCGGCACCGAGACTGCTAAACAGTTGCAGAGTAAACTTGTAGCCATGACCGATAAGAAAACAGCGCTCGAAAAGGAAATTCTTGTGATTACAGATGACGTGGCCATGCAGGACTTCGGTTTATACCGTCCGCAGTACGCATTTGCCAACGCGCTCGACTATAAAGATAAGTTGGCAGACATCCGTGCTCAGCAGAAACAAATGATTAAAAACTCCAGTGCCGGAAATATTTTCAGGCCAATGACCTTGGATGGTTCATCATCTAAGGGCCGGTCTATGCAAAACAAGAACATCAAGCAGCTACTACGATCATTTAATGGTGAATGCGAAGCGGCTATTGGCAAGGTGACCTATTCTAACTTTGACCGCGTAGTTGCTCGGATAAATAAATCCTTTGAACAGCTCAACAAGTTGAACGATCCAAATGGTGTTCGCCTTACCGAAGATTACCGTAACCTGAAACAGGATGAATTACATTTAGCTTTTGAGTATGCCAATAAGAAACAGGTCGAGAAAGAGGAGCTTCGTGAACAGCGCGAACGCGAACGCGAAGAGAAGCAAGCACAAAAGGAAATCGCCGATAAGCAGAAGCAGTTGCTGAAGGACCTCAACCATTATCAGAAGGCACTCTCCGAACTGCAAGAAAAAATGGAATCTCAATCCGGTCAGGACCGTGCTGATACAGAGAAAGCAATCGCTGAAATGCAGGCTAAAATCGACGAATCTGAAGCACAGCAAAAAGATTTGGATTACCGCAAGGAACACGCAACTGCTGGCTATGTATACATCATTTCTAACATCGGCTCCTTCGGTGAAGACGTCGTTAAAATTGGTGTTACCCGTCGTCTGGACCCTATGGATCGCATCGATGAACTTGGGTCAGCATCCGTACCCTTCAAGTTCGATGTCCACGCATTGATTTTCTCCTATGATGCTTACGCGCTCGAGGCAGACTTACACAAGCGGTTTGAAAAACAAAGAATCAACAAGGTCAACATGCGTAAGGAATACTTCAAGATTCCAATCGAACAGGTTGAATCAGTTCTTGAGGAATACAAGGACTTGACAGTCGACTTCAACGCACGACCCGAGGCGCCAGAATATCGTCAATCCTTGGCTCTTGAAAACTAACAACATACCTATGACACTCTCAGAGGAGTAGCTCAACAAGCACAAAATAAAATCAACAAGTTAGGAGTAAAGCCATGACCAGCAAACAATTTAGAGTAATTGCAATTTCAGATAAGTACACACTTGCAATTAACGCAGGTATCAAAGATAAAATAAAAGAAGGAGACCAATTTGATATTCTGGATAATGATACAAAGCAATTAATTGATCCAGAAACCCATGAATTATTGGCGACCATTCAACAAAAAAAACAACGAATTTATGTAAAAGAGGTTTTTGAAAAATATAGCGTGTGCCAATCACAATACAAGCAAGAGTCAATTTCGGCGGGCAATTTAGCGACTGCTTTGCTATCGGATGCTTCAAGAGTTAGTGATCCGCGAATTCGCACACGTATAATCGGTAGGCCGATGAATGTTAATTCTAAAGACGCTTCAAATATTTTTGCAAAGTATAACTTTGGAGAAATCCATATTGGAGATTATGTTGTAAAGGTAAACAAATAATTTTGACATTTCGGGGAAAAATAGCTATACTCAAATTACTTTGAGAGGTGCTACGGTTCGATGGCACACGGCAAAACTCCCCGACTGATGTCGAGGAGTTTTTTCGTATGACAAAAAAATCAGTATTTGATAAACCCTTCGTTGACTTTCCTGATTTGATAGACGTTCTTAAGAAACGTGGTTTAACAATTATCAATGATTTTCAAGCTATTGATTTGCTGAAAGATTATGGATATTACAAGTTGATCAACGGTTATAAAAAGAATTACCAGCAGTCCCCTAGTAACGGAGATGAGACGTTCATACCAGGCGCAACCATGGATCAACTATTTGCCCAATTCGTACTAGACTCTCAGTTTCAGGAACTTTTTTTAACAACTGTTTTCCCTGTTGAAAATCATTTTAAAAATTTAATTGGCTACGAAGTTGCAAAAAAGTTCGGAGTTAACAACTTTACGAAGGATGACCCTAAGAATCCTGATCCAAAAGTACAATCATATCTGCATCCTGATAACTACACGGGGAGTACACGAAACGATGTTGTAAGTTACATTCACAATCGAGTACTAGATAGTGACGACAATCCAGTAGCTTATTATAAAACCCACAAGAACCATATTCCGCCTTGGATAATGATGTCAAACATGACTTTGGGGTCGGCAGTACGTTATTTCCAAATACTACCAAAGTCACTCAAAACAAATATTGTTCAAGAGATTGTGGACCCAATAGATGGCGAAGATATAGGTGCAAAAAAGGAACTTGTGACAATTGGTTTTGAAATTCTTCGTCAATTTAGGAATGCCTCAGCCCACTCAAATCCGTTATACCTCTATAAAGCCAAATTAGAATCAAATCCCTCTCCGAGAATAATGTCAACCTACATTGGCTCAGGCATAGTTAGAAAAAAATCATTGGTAGGTCGAAACGATTTATTCTCGGCATTATTGTTTCTACTAATGCTTACTCAAAAACCAGTACGCAGATCACTTTTTATTCAGTCATTACAGGATATAGAAGACAGTTATTTATTTGATGAAAATGATTTCACCACTTCTGTATACAACGACTATCTTATCAATTCTGGACTACCGGTTAATTATATTGAACAGCTTCGAAAAGCCAATGTAGAACTTACTAAACATTCTAAAATTCATAGTCAAATTACTGTAACCTCTACGTCAGGTGATTCGCTAAACGTACCTTTAATTCTGAATCGACACCCAAGCGGCTCGGTTGCGCAGGAACAAACCGTTTGGGTTACCAAACGAGGAAAAAGTTACCACCATAGTAAGGAGTGTGCCGCACTAAAAACTTCATCTCAGGAACCGTACGAAATAACACTAATTGACGCGCAATCAAAGGGTTTAACCAAATGTAAGCGTGAAAAATAAAAATCCCTATCCTCTCACTTTGGCGGGCGAAGGATAGGGATGATGAACAAATCGCGTTAGAATGCGACGCTTTTTGTATACCCAATTTTAACACAAGGAGAGATTCACATGACCATATATAAGCGCAAAAATCGCGCCAGCAAACCCTGGGTCTTCGAATGGACCGAAAAAGATGCTGACGGCAAGCCACACAAACGAACTAAAAGCTTCGACAAGAAGGAAGATGCCAAGCAGGCTGAAGCGCACTACATGGTGGATACGACTGGGGAAATGCCCAATAACCCAGACATGACCTTCGTTGACTACTTTGAGCTATGGCTGGATACGTACAAGAAGCCAGTGGTGTCGGCTGTCACCATGACCAAGTACGCCACTTCTCAAAACATCATTGCCGGTTACTGGAAGCAGACCAAGCTGCGCGACATCACTCGCACCAAATACCAGAAATTCATGAATTGGTACATTGACGATGGCTTTGGGCATAAGCACAGCAAGCAATCTGTCGAGAAACTGCACTCACACGCCCACCAGTGCCTCCTGTCCGCACTCGATGACAACTACCTGCGTAAGGATCCCGCGGTGCGTGCTGTCCTCGGAGGGACTGAGGGCAAGTCGGAAAATGACAAGTTCCTAGAGGCCGATGACTTCGAGAAGCTGCGCGACTACGCAAACCATTTTGCTGACGAGACGCGCATCGGCTTATCCATGGTTCAGTTTGCAATCTACACCGGGGCACGCGTTGCTGAGGTCCAAGGCATCAGCTGGCACGACATCGATGAGAAGGCCGGTACCGTCAGTATCAACAAGACGTTTAACTACCGTACATGGCGCCCAGAGAAGAACGAGCGCGGCGAAGTCATTTGGGATAAACCAGACAGGGTGTTCCTGCCCACCAAGAACCACGAGACGCGCGTTTTGGACATCTCCCCTGTACTTATGCACTCGTTACACAAACTCATGTTGAGGGCTAAGATAAGCGCCAAAACGAACCCATACGGTCTGTTGTTCATCGGTCCTGACGGCACACCGCCAACTGACAACGATGCCAACAAGGAAATGCGCCGTGCCATGCAGCGGATTGGCATCTATGAAGGCAAAGAACTATTTTCCTTTCACGGCCTGCGCCACAGCCATGGCAGCTACCTGTTAAGCCGAGGTGTCGACGTACAATATGTCTCGAAGCGCTTGGGCCATAAGAACCTCGCTATTACCCTGAAGGTATACGCCCACGTCCTAGACCGGCTAAAGCGTACTGAGGCCAAGAAAGCAGTCAGTGTACTATGATAAATACAAAAAAATCAGTTTTGCTCTTACTCTCCCAAGGGTTACAGCCGTTTTTACCGACCAAATTTCTAAAAAATAAGCGTTTGGTCGGTAGTTGGTCGGTGAAGTTGCTCCGTACTCCCCTTTACTTACCGGTACAAAAAAAGAGGAACGTTGATTTAACAACGTTCCTCCTCACTTACCGGCACTCTCCGTTACTGGAAAAATGCCATTTCTACCGGTGATCGGGGTCGAACCGATACTCTATCTCTAGAACTGGATTTTGAATCCAGCGCGTCTGCCTATTCCGCCACACCGGCATAACTATAAAACTTCCAGCGGCGGGGCCGCAAGGAAGGCGGTAACCGGATTTGAACCGGTGATTAAGGTTTTGCAGACCTCTGCCTTACCACTTGGCTATACCGCCATCAAATGCTATCCCAACGGGAATTGGGATAGCTGGATTCGAACCAGCGCATGACGGAGTCAAAGTCCGTTGCCTTACCGCTTGGCTATACCCCAATTAAAAGGGCGGTATGTGGGAATCGAACCCACGTATGCTGGTACCACAAACCAGTGTGTTAACCACTTCACCAATACCGCCATAAATATTTTGTTACCAGGGATAGTAGGAGTTGAACCCACATCGACGGTTTTGGAGACCGTTGTTCTACCATTGAACTATATCCCTATTACATGGGGGATGTAGGACTCGAACCTACGAACCCGAAGGAGCGGATTTACAGTCCGCCGCAATTGCCGCTATGCGAATCCCCCATAAATGGCGCGGGACGGAATCGAACCGCCGACACATGGAGCTTCAATCCATTGCTCTACCAACTGAGCTACCGAGCCATTTAACGGTCGCAGCGGGACTCGAACCCGCGATCTCATCCGTGACAGGGATGCGTCCTAACCAACTAGACCATGCGACCAAAATATTCAGTTCAATTGCGGGAGTAGGGTTTGAACCTACGACCTTCGGGTTATGAGCCCGACGAGCTACCAGACTGCTCCATCCCGCGATAATAAGGAGAATGAGGGATTCGAACCCCCGCGTGGTTTGACCCACCTGACGGTTTTCAAGACCGTTCCCTTCAGCCAGACTTGGGTAATTCTCCATTAAAGCTGAAACTATGACCCGTACGGGATTCGGACCCATGTTACCGCCGTGAAAGGGCGGTGTCTTAACCACTTGACCAACGGGCCATCAACGGAGAAGGAGAGATTCGAACTCTCGCGCCAGTTTCCCGACCTACACCCTTAGCAGGGGCGCCTCTTCAGCCACTTGAGTACTTCTCCATGATGGTGATATTAAATTATAATGGGCCTAAATGGACTTGAACCATCGACCTCACGCTTATCAGGCGTGCGCTCTAACCAGCTGAGCTATAGGCCCATAAAGCGGGTGACGAGAATCGAACTCGCGACAACAGCTTGGAAGGCTGTGGTTTTACCACTAAACTACACCCGCAAACCTGAATGGCGCGGGACGGAATCGAACCGCCGACACATGGAGCTTCAATCCATTGCTCTACCAACTGAGCTACCGATCCGATTCACCGGTCGCAGCGGGACTCGAACCCGCGATCTCATCCGTGACAGGGATGCGTCCTAACCAACTAGACCATGCGACCAAAATATTCAGTTCAATTGCGGGAGTAGGGTTTGAACCTACGACCTTCGGGTTATGAGCCCGACGAGCTACCAGACTGCTCCATCCCGCGATAACCAT